CGTTTGAACTGCAGCGTCCCTGATGGTCGAGAAGGCACCCTGAGCAGTACGGGCCTGCTGCTCCATCATCCCACCAAAGCGCTCGCGCATGCCCTCCATGAGGGCAATGATTGCCTGCCGTGCAGGAAGTGCGCCACGCTCCGCCATGTCCCGGACTTGCGAGACTGTCTTGCCGATTGAGTCAGCCAGCATCTGCCATGCTGGAATACCTGCCTCTGTCAACTGCCGCATGTCTTGTGCATTGACGCGACCCGCAGTTAGCATTTGGCCGAGTGCAAGAGTGATGCGATCGATCTTCTCTTGATTGCCGCCGAGTGCAGCAACCGCATCGCCGACAGCACGCAAGGCAGGAAGCGCCTGCTCCGCTGTGAAGCCCATTGCAATCAGGCGCTGGACTGCATCTTCCAAGCCAGCAAACTCGAATGGCGTGATCTCGGCAAACTTCTGCATCTTTGCGATGAAAGCGTCTGCCTTGGCACTGTCACCCAGCAATGTGGTAAATGCAATGTGCGCCTGTTCCAAGCGACTGTTGAAGCCTGCAACCGCTACTGCAGCAAAGCCCATGGCAGTCGTAACAGCCACACCACCCATGAATGCAAAGGCCATCGACAGCGTGCGGTGCAGGTAGCCAACCTTGCGGCCACCGTTATCAGCAGAAGCTGCCACTGTATTCATTGCAGCAGCAGCACGCAACGCCGGTCCTGGCGTTGCATTCAGTTGCTGATTGGCAAGACGGACTGCACCACCGACTGCTTGCAGCGGCGGGGCCGCAGCTGCACTGGCCGCACCAGCTGCACCGAGGCCACCTGCAGCAATCGCACCAGCAGGACCAACCGCTGCTATGCTGCCCCGCACGCCCCGAGAGACTGTCAAGATTGGGCCCATCGATGCGGTTGTGGCCGCCACCGCACCGTTCATTGTCTGTACGCCAGCAACAAGCGGCATAGTAGAAGCAGTCACTGCGGCCATTGCACCATTCATGCCGGAGAGCCCAGCAACAACAGGCCCAGTTGATCCGGCAGTGGCAGCAAGAGCCCCATTCATGCCACGGAGACCTGCAACCAGTGGCCCTGTAGAGGCTGTTGCAGCCTCGATGGCCCCATTCATGCTGCTAATGCCAGTGAGGACAGGCCCCATCGATGCGCCGGTGGCTGCCATTGCCCCACCGGCACCGGGGAAGCCTGCAACGAGTCTCCCTGTGCCGGCTGCAGACATTGCACCCGTTGCACCGGCACTGGCTGCTCTCAGGGCATTCAGGCTGGCTGCACCTTGATTAGCAGCAGGAACCAATGCTCGAATGGCATTGGCAAAGGCAATGACACGCTCAGGCCGCCCGGAAGCAGACACGTCTACAGCTGCTTTGGCAAAGGCACTCAATCGCCCTGGAGAACCAGTAGCAGTAGTTACAGCAGCAGCGGCTCGAGCGAATGCATTCAGTGCGGAGCCAGATTGGGTCGAAGCGCCAATGGTTGCAGCTGCCTTGGCGAAGGTATTCATTGCAGGTGCAGAGCCGCCAGTAGCTGCGCCAACTGCTTGCACTGCACGCGCAAGCTCAGTGAGGGTGATGCGTGCCCCTGCTGTCCCTTGAACAGCGCTGACTGCCGCAGTCAAGTTATTGAGCGCAGCCACGGACGGGGCCGCCTGGATACCAATCTGTCTGGCAGCGGCCCCAATGGCGGTCAGCTCTGACTTAGCAATCCGACCGCCTCCAATCAGGCTAGAGGTGTCGAACCCAAGCTTGACCAAGAACGTGTAGAGCGTACTAGCGGCCACTACGTCTGCCTCCGAGTGCTCCGAAAGCGCTGGCGGCCTTTGCCTTTAGCTCTTCTAGACGGTCTGCTGCTTCGTCCCTCCTGCCAGCAGCCAGCTTCCAATCCCACTTGGGCAGGAAAGCTTCGGTGCCTAGTGGCTCCATCTTCGAGCCGGAGAGCCGGATTGAAGAGTAGATTACATGCGCAAGATGTGCAACAAGCAGATCAAGCCTGCGGTCGCCGATGGGTTCTATTCGGTCGTAAGCGAGCCACTCAGTGAACTCTCGGCTGGAGATGACTCGCTGAGCATCAGCGACGGATCGGTGCCCGAGGGCGAGGGCAAGTCGGAACCAGAACCGTCGCTCGGGGCGTTTCCCAGTTCAATGGTCAGCTCCTCCACGTCCTCATTGGAGAGGCCGGAGACTCGCTGTGCGACTATGTACACCCGCTGAAGTGCAGCAGCTGACTTCTTGCCGAGGGCTTCGATGTCTTCGAGTTTGAAGATCGGCTTTGCAGTGTCAGGGTCCTCGCTGTCGACCGCACACCGTACAATCAACTTGGCTCGGAGGTTGCGGAGATTGACTTCCTGCTTCTTGCCACGCTGCTCAATCATGGCAAGTTCAAAGGCATCCCGGTCGGTGCCCGAGAGACCGCGGACATACAACATGCCGCCCCACTCGGGCACTTCGACCGGTTCGATCTGCGTGTCCTTTGCTGCAAGGACGTCTTCTCGTGTCAGGACGGTAGACACGTCACTTCTCCCTTCCTAGACTATGTCAGGATGACCGGCTGGCCGGTGATGCGCAGCTGGATAACACCAGCCAAGACGCCGGCAACTGGAGCCCGTGTCTGGAAGGCAACGACGTAAGCGTCGAAGGACCAGTACGAGTTGCCGGTGTCCTGAAGCTGGAGGCGCCAGCCACGCTTCACCTTGTTGTTGGCAAGGTACAGAAGCCCGGTGGTGCCGTCATGTGTACCGTCGCCCGGATCGAAGTTGACCTCGAAGTCTACAGCACCTGCTCGGCGAATAGACGGAATGATCTCCTCGTACCCACCGGGCGAGGACTGGTTGGTGACGTCAATGACGTCTAGGCTGACTGCTGGCCCAGTGATGTCCTTCACTTCTGCAACAGTTGTGAAGCTACCTCCGTTCCCCGCAGAGTCGCCCAGCTGAAGCAGGAAGCCGGGGCCACTGATCGCATTGCTCATCGAGGGATGCTCCCTTCAGTCTTCTCTGACCAACTACTACGGCAGGGTGATGACACAAAGCTTGACGTCAGCATCGGAGACGTCAATCCAGAGCTTGCCCGAGTGCGTCCAGCCTGCAACCTTGAAGGGGCCGAAGATGGCGAACTCGTCGATGCCAATGGAGTAGGCTGCGATGTCACCAGGCCGCCCGTAGGTGTCGTTCACCGAAGTGAAGGTGATCGTCTGCGCAGCGGCGTCTGTGTTGTGGGCAAGAACGAGAGTCTTGGCTTCGACAATCGTTGCCTCGTTGCCGTTCACGTTGTCGCCAGCATACCAGGCCAGATCCAGGCTGTTGGCAGCGATGGGCATTGCAGGGTACGCACCGGGCGTGGTCTGGGCAGTAAGTGCGGCACGAGCCATCAGGATCCTCCTGTTTGCTTCTCAAGGGCTGGGAGGTGTCTGGTGTCACCTCTGTCGAGTGTTGCTAGAATGTGAAGTTCGACAGCTCCTGAACCTTCGATTGTCTTATATGAGCACCAAGGACAGCCATAGTTAGGCCGTCCACTCCACTCACCAACACGATAGGGCTCAGAAGGCTCAGCCTGAGCAGGCTCAGGCTCTTGAATGGACTTGGGTTCTAAGACAGGCTCAAGCTCAGCTTGGTCAGATGTCACCTCACCTTCGATGGACGGCTCGACAGCAGGCGCAGGCAGCTCAGCCTCGACCCCGGCTGGCTCGCTTGTCGTCGGCATTGCCAGCTCAGGCTCCGGTATTGCTGCCGGTTCATGCTTCAAAGAGATACCTCCTTCTCGACTGTTGCATTGAAGTACAGTAGCATGCGGCCGTTGCTGTCTTGGCCCATGACTGCCGGGCTACTGTTCGGTCGAATACTGCGGTACTTCGTTCCCGAGAGTGTTGTATTGATGACTGATGCAAGCGCTGCCCACGCCTGTGCAATCAACGCCGAGGCCTCATCGTAGGCAACTGCACGAGCGACTACCTGGATCTGCGCAGTCTCCGCGTTTGGGCTCTGCGACTCCTGAACGTACTCCGGTGGGCCGCCAGGATACTCGTAGAGTGTTAGGACGGTGTCAGGGTCATCAGGCCCCGAGCCCAAGAACACTGGCGCACTCACAGACTTACCCTCGAGGTAGTCGCCCAGCTCGCTCAGTGTAGACATCAGACGCGCCACGATCCACGGAAGCCACGAGGCCCACGGATCCAAGAACCACCCTTGGTCGCAAAGGCACCTGACTTGATCGGTATGCCTGCAAGCTGCGAAGCAATCTCGTTGGCCATTCGCCTCCATGCGCGGCCGCTAGTAGCCTCTCCACGCACAGGATCCTCGACGTACTTGGCCTTGCCAATCGGATGATGTACGTCGAGTCTCTCGTGCACGACGAACGCATAATCGACGTCTTTGGTCTGAGTGGGGCCAGAACCGGCCGGTCCGCCGTAAGCGATGCTTACAGTGGTCATGCTCATACCAGTGTCTGGCCCCTCAAGACGGCCACTTCGTTTCAGTTCACCTGTATCTACAGGCACTTGGTCCTGAGTCAGATCGAACTCGTACTCAGCCTCATGCTGAATAGCAACAGTCGCTGCGTTGATGTACTGCTGGCCGAGCGACATGATCCCAGCAATCACCTTCTCGAGGTCGATGACATCAACCGACAAGCCTGTAATCCTAATTGGCATTAGAGTCTGAGCTCCAAGTAGTACGGCCCTGTATCGTCCTTAGCTGCCTGGATGCTAAGAATGGCCGGGTTCCCAACAATGCCGGGGATAGTTACTCTGTCATCCTCGGACACAACGAGTAGTGGATTTGCCAAGATCAACTGAGCCGTGCTGATCGTCTCACGTCCTCCTCGATCAAGGACCCTTCGGCTCTGACGAACGATCTGGCACCGTACAGTGACAGGGGCCTCGTAGAAGAAGTTGTTGTAGCGATCCTTCCCGGTGGCGTGCTCGATAGTAACCTCGTCGAGCATCAGATCAGTGAGCTCAGTCTCAAGGGGGCTCATGTCTGCTCGTCCCACTGGGAGGTCGTGCCGGAGGGATACTCCATCATCTCGCGTGCAAAGGCAGGTACAACGCGATCGCTATCAGCCTCGTTCATCTCTTTGTCTGTAACGCTGATGCCTCCAGCGTAGGGGGCAACAGTCGACGATGCAGCCCGCCGCCAGAGAGACTTGGCGAGTGCAGTAAAGCGCGCTGAACGCTCGGTATACCGAAGTCGAAGTGGTCCAACCCACTTCTCATCCGCATACTTGGCGTACTTGGCAGCCAAGACTTCGGCACCGCGTGCTGCTGCACGCATCGAATTGGGCTCGAGGATCAGCAAGTAGTCGACCTCGAGATTAGTCAGCTCGAGATTGGCGTTGTCTGTGTCTCCAAGATAGAACCGTACCGCATCGCGGATATTGCCCGCCGGGTCGCCGCCGTACGATGACTCTGGATTGACCCAGCCAATGGGGACGACCTCGATGATCTCGGTACCCATGATATCTGCAGCGATGAGATCACCCTGCCAGATTGCAGAGTAGTTCCCCAATGCTGCAGTGGGGCTGACCGTCCAGTCGTAGTGGTACTCGCCAAGCCCGTCATGTTCGATGGTAGGCTCAAAGACAGGAAAGCCTGCTAGAATGTCCTGGGCAGGATCTTTGATCGTCAGGCTGAGCCCTGTGGCGTCAGCAGGCTGACCGGCCCCGGTTCGTACAGACCCGGCGAGCGGGATCGTGCCACCTTGACTGACCATAGGCATGGCTTAGTTCTCCGGTGTGCCCTTTGGCTCTTCGACAGCTTCTTCGGGCTGGGCTAGCTCATGCGTGCGAAAGATCAACCCGGTGTCATCGTTGATGTTGTAGAGGTCATCTGCAGCCAGGTTGCGTGCTTTGATGAGGCCCTGCAGATACTGAAGACGGTAGTTCGTTGTTACAACAAGCACTTGTTGTGCTTGCTTCGTCTCGTCTTCGAGTTTCTTTAGGAGCTCGTTGAGCACCTTGATCTCGCGTGCCTCAGCAGCGCTGATCTCGCCAACTTGCTCCGGTTGGCGCAGTTGCCTATGAAAGGAACCTACAGCAGCTGCAGGCTGGAGCAGCCGAGGCTGCTCACTGACTTTCTTCACTGCCATCTCGCTTGCCCTCCTTCTAATGGACGGATACGACATCTTACATCGGCATCTCTACCTATGGTAACACCTCTTCTCATCACTCAGACCGGATAGTAGCCTCCGCCAACATAGGGCATCACGTCTTCTCCAGCCGCAGCCGAGTACTCGGTGAGCGTTATCGGGAATGTAAGATATGAGTCTCCTGTTGCCCCAGCTGATCCTGCATAGTAAAAGGTACATGTACGGCTGGCAGCCATGGCATCCCCGTAGCCATAACCGTCATCGATGAAGATGCGAACGCGGAGACGTTGGCTGTCGCTGATGGCCACATCGTCACCTTGGATAAAGAAGGTTGCTGCTGCTTCGGCAGTGTCAAGGAGCATCTCATAGTATGTCGCGCCTGAGCCGGCTTCGCCTGTGCCCCAGACTACCGCTCCGGTACCGTCAGAAGCACAGACTGCAATCTCGCAGCGGAAGTTTGCATTTGTCGTATACGAGACAGACACCAATCCCCGAAGGTTTGCCAGTACAGCACCAGCAAGAGTACAGGCTGTTAGCTGCTTAGTGTACCACTCGACAGCCGTTCCACCACCTGTGGCTGTGATCTGAATGGGCGATGTAGGGCCGGCAGCAGTGTTGGTGACTGCAGTAGCAACGCCTCCGCCACGGCTTGTCCATGCCTCGAGCTCGGTTGCAGCTCCAGGATCAATACCGGCACCCGTGCCTGTTGGATAGATAGTTGTCCCCGCAGGAGCCGAGCTAAAGGTGATTGTCTCGGTAAAAGTGACGTAAGAGTCGCCAGAGGCCCCGCCTGTTGGCCCGTCCCACCAAAAGGTGAATGTGTAGCCCGAGGCCATGGTACCGGCATCGTCACCAAATGGGATCAGAACAATCCGATCGCCCTTGTGGAAGGTATAAGAGGAAGGCGTTTCGGCCCAGTTGTTAGCACCTTCTGCTGAGTAGCCTAGTTCGGTAGTTCGTACCGTCTTGTGGACTTCTGCCAAGGTTAGATTGGCACCGGAGAGGCGCATAATGCGGCAGTTGATTGCCACGTTGGCGTACTTGGCTGACTCAACCGCACGCAGGTTGAACATGATAGAACCACTGACTGTTACATCGGCTGCCAGTGGCGGGCTGATGAAGATGAGTGGGGACGAGGTGGTAACGAAGCAGCACTCAACGCCGGGCGTTGCTCCAGCAACTGTCGAGGTTGCGGTGTAAGTGGCTGTAGCTCCCCGACTTGTGCTCAGAGATTGGCGATACCAGCTTACAGCAGAGGAGCGAAGATTGGTGTACTGAGTACCAGTAGCAACAACGCAGTCGTCAGTGTCGATGTTCTTGCGGAAGTAGAGCGTGGTAGCCATTACTTAGGGCCTCAGCCAACGGTGCCAGGGGCGATGGTGCGGGCGCCCAGCATTGAGATTGTACCATGGCCAGCCATTGATCCAGAACCAAACTCGCTTCCACCACGGCGTCTGAAGCGTGTCCCACCGCCGGACATGGTCTCCAATCAGATCCTCGAGCTGGGTGACGCGGATAGTCAAAGACTGAACGTGGAGTTCAGCCTCCTCGATGGATCGGACTCTAATCTCCATCAGAGACCTCCGGCAAGAAGGTAGACAGCAATCGGCTCCGGCTGAACGAACTCCTGTGAGAAGGTCAGATAGGTGTCCCCGGACGCCCCTGGAGTAGCGCCGGCATAATAGGACGTCATCGTGTAACCTGTTGCCATGGGCCCCTGCTTGGACGAGTCGTCTAGGTACAGACGAACCCTGAGACGCTTGCCCGCTGCAACTACAACGTCCTGTCCACCGAACAGGAAGCTCACTGTTGTCTCGGTGAGTCCCATTCCAAGACCTTCATTCATGGCTGCCCAGACTACAGGGCTGCTGCCATCACCATTGCAGACCGCGACTTCCACTCGCTGGCCTACGTAGGCAACTCCAGATGATGCTAGCCCATGAAGGTTGGCTCGCACCGCCCCACTCAGAGTGAGTGCAGGCAGCGGTTCAGTCCACCAATCTACTACTGTGCCACCGGCTGTATCAGTAACCTGTATTGGAGATGTCCAGCCACTGACAGTATTCGTGACATCTGTCGCGACTCCCGCACCACGATCTATCCAGGCCTTTCGGTCTACAGCTGCGGTTGCAACAGACGATGCTGCATCAGTCAAGTAGACTGTTGTACCAGTGGGCTCTGCAGCGAAGGTCACATCTTCGGTAAGGGTGATATACGAGTCTCCAGAGGCACCACCTGTTGGCCCATTGTAGTAGAACAAGAACGTATAGCTCGCTGCCATGTTGCCGCCTGCCGCGTCATCAGCAAACACGCGCAGCCGGAGACGATCGCCTTTGTGCACAGCAATGCCAGCTGCCGGAGACTGGGAGAAGTTGTAGGCAGCTTGGCTGGTGGTCATCTCTGTCGTGTTGGTAGTCTTATGGATGGTGGTGATCGTCTGGCTTGCCCCACCATCAATGACATCGAGCACTGCATTGAGGGCACAGTTGGCAAGATCGTTGCTCTCATAACCCCGCAGATTGAATGTGATCGAACCCGAGATCGTAACGTCAGCACCGACCGGGGGACTAATCCAGTGCGTAGGTGAGTATCCACCTGTCTCGACCCCATTTGTCGGCCCGGCTACAGTAGCTGTTGAGTAGTTGGCTGCCGCTGCCCCACGGGAAGTGCTCAACTGGCCAGCATAGACCCAGGGCTTGGCGTCACCGGCAAGATTGGTGTCCCCATTGCCAGTTCCGGCCGGATCGGTCGTGGTATTGCTACGGGGGTAGAGCGTAGTTGTCACTACTAAGTCACCACGTAGTACCAGACAGTTATGGTCAGTGGGCTGATCGCCGCACTGGTCGTAACCTTGAGCGCATCAGCCGACGCACTGACAAACGGCCCACTCATTACAACGCCAGGCTTGAGCGTTGCAGATGGCGCAAACTCGCCATCGAAGACTGCCTTGTTCGTGCCACGAGAATAGGCACCTGTGCCAAAGTACAGCTGCAGTGCGCCAGCGGTCGTTCCACCTGCTTGGATCTGAACAGACGTGACGACGATTGTCGTAGACGCTACTGCAGCAATCAGATCAGCGCTTGTCTGAGTAGTGGTGTATTGCGCTGTCTTGGAAGTCAGTGTCCACGGACTGCCAACAAGCGCAACGTGAGGCGAGTAGCCAGTAACGAGTGCACCAGCACTATTAGCCCAGGCTGCAACAGCATCACCATCGGCACTTACAGCTGTTGGAACTGCAGTGGAGGCCCGACCCAAGATAATCGTTCCGGTGGCAGTTACACCAACTGCACTGTCTGCTGCGTACTGCGTTCCAGTAGGAACAAAGGTTCCCGATGTATCTCGCAAGATGACGTTGAGGGCACCGAACCGACTGGCCCATAGGCCAACAGCATCATTGTCAGCTGAGACTGAGGTTGGCGCAGAAGCCGATGCACGCCCTATCGAGAGTGTGCCAGTGGCTGAACCCACAGCACCGAGTGCAACGTCTTCGACGTATTGTGTACCGCCGCCGAATGATGTGATCTGATTGCCAGAGCCGTCGGCAATAGCGACCCACAGGGCACCGCGGTTCTGAACTCGAAGACCAACAGCGTCATCCTCGATCGGCGTGAGAACGGCGAGTGCGTCGTCCCGCCGAGCAATCATCAGCGTACCGGTACCATTGCCGCCGAAGGCTACGTCCTCAACGTACTGGGTGGTGCCGGAAGCTGACGCGTAGTTGCCCGAGGTGTCTCGAAGAACTACATTCAGCATCCCTTGAGGGCTGAACCACGCATTGACACGGTCAGCGTCACTAACAGCAGTCGGGGCTGCTGTCTTTGCGTAGCCACCGACCTTGATTGGGTTGCCAGAGTCAACCGAGTCATGCGGTGTAGCACCACCGGCTGCCCATGCACCAACTGCGTTCGTCCCTGTCTCGAGGACGCCACCTACAAGGACAGCGCCGCCGGATGCAGCAAAGACCGATCCCTGCACCTCGACGTAGTCTATGCCCCCGCCGGTATCAAGGTCAAACTGGCGAGCCTCGGCGTAAGTCGTGTCAGCCATGGTGACCCCTTAGCAGGCAAAGGGATTGGGGCTGGACGGTAGCCCCGTCCTCACGTTCAGGATCAGACTTCGTCCCAGTAGCCAGTGGAATACACGTCTGCAGCAACAGCTGCATCCTTGTTCGTGATTGTCACTGAGAAGCCCGACGTGGCATCGGCACTTGCTCGGGTGATGTAGGTCTTGTATGGGGCTCGCCACTGGTAGACCTCGTAGGGCTTGGTGAAGAGAACGACCCGCGTGGTCGGTGTGGCGGTCAAGATTGTCTGGACCTCGACCTTGCAGGGTACAGTGCTTCCGGCGTCGATCCCAACCAGCTGGCCAGTCTTGCCGGAGGTCACATAGTGGTTCAAGCGAACGCTGGCGCCAGCGCCGAGAGCGGCGCTCGTCTGTGTGCCGTACTTTGGATCTGTTGGGGCGCCCGAGCCTGCACTGTAGAATGCTGCACCATCGGTAAGTCGAACTGGCAATGGGTTTGCAGCACCGGGCACCGTGCCGATGATCGAACTCATGTCAGTCTTGAGTGCAGATGTACCAGCAATCACGCCGGCAGTCGTCGTACCGTCGTTGACTCGAACGAACTGGCCGGAAGCAGCTGCCTGCCCCATGTTCGTCCAGAGCGTACCATTAGCAGCAATGTTGACGACGAGCGAACCGTTCTGGAGGGCCCAGAGCTTGGCAATGTCGCCGTCTGCTGAGACGTTGGTCGGTGCAGCAGCAGATGCAAAGGCACCCATGCCAACCGGATACAACGCTGCAGCTGCAGCATCGTGAGCAAGCGAACCACCAATGCCTTGGGCACCAGCCACACCACCAGTAATGGTTGCGGTGCCAGCAACCGAGGAGAGGTCGGACTTGAGTGCGGTCGTAGCAGCAATGACCCCAACCGCCGTAGTCTGGTCTGAGAGTTGCGCAAAGGCAGCGGTCGAGACAAGCTGCCCAGTTTTCGTGTAGAAGGCTGTGCCGTCAGTCAGGCGAGTGGCCACTGGGACCGTGGCGCTGATCGCTGTACCGCCGACACTCGTGATGTCGACGTTGAGCGAGTTGACCGTGGCACGAACAGCAGCACTGTTCGTAGCATCGGTGATCCGCACGTACATACCATTGGCAGCGGCCTGCCCCAAGTTCGTGATGAGCGTCCCGCCCGAGGCGAGGTTCATCACAGGCGAGCCGTTGCGGAGCATCCACATTGCCACAGCGTCAGCATTGGCAGACACGTCTGATGGGGCCGCCGCATTGGCAAGTCCCATTGCCATTGTGCCAGTTGGCGTTGAGGTTGCAGCAGCGTCGCCGACGTACTGAGTACCGCCGCCAAAGCTAGTGACCTGGTTGCCAGAGCCGTCGACGATAGCGACGTTCAACGAGTCGCTGGTGCCGGTGTCGCGAACGGTGGCAGTCAGCGTACCATCCGTGATCTTGTTGAACACAGCACTCGAGGCGAGCTGGCCGGTGGCGGTGTAGTAGGCTGTCCCATCTGTCAAGCGTGATGGGACAAAGGCAGTCGCCCCCGGGACGGTGCCTGCAATGGATGAGATGTCAGTCTTGAGGGCAGTCGTACCAGCAATTACACCAACGTTGGTTGTGGCATCAGTGAGGCGGGTGAATGGCGCAGTTGCAGCTGCCTGCCCGAACAGAGTGTATGCAGCTGCACCTGTCGAGAGCTCGACGAACAACGGGTTAGTGGCCCCGACCACTGTTGCACCGATGGCGGTGATGGCTGCAGACACTCTGCCCGAGGCATCAACCGCTGCTACGTTCGACCCAGCTGAGTCGACCAGCTTGGTCGAGACAAACTGCCCTGTGATGGTTTGGACAGGTAGACCTGTCGTGTTATCAGCCACTTGTGACTCCCGTCTTTACCATAGCCTTCAGATTGACCTGAATCTCCTCGATGCGGACATGGAGAGAAATCTCGTTCTCTCGAATGGAGTCAGCCTCCACGTCCAGCTCAAGGTTAGCAAGTTCTGCACGGCCAGAGTTGCGCTTCTTCGCACGCTCGATCTCTGCCAAGCGACTATGGCCTTTCTCGATCGTGTCCTCATGTTCCTCGACTTGCATCATCAAACGACGTCGCTCGACGTCGTAGTTAGGCCCACGATCTGCCATCTCTACTCTCCCAGCAGAACTCCCTCGAAGTCATCGGTTGTCAGTCCATCATTGCGAACACGAAGGCGAACAACCAAGGTAGGCGAACTGTAAGATTCAGGGTTTGGCAGGACGAGATAAGCACCAAGTGCCCTGTTGTGGCGTGCTCTTAGCCCTGGAAGTGGAGTACCATCAACCTCGACCCAAGCCTCGCAGTCTGTTCCACCATGGACAATGAAGCCACGAAGCTTGAGATCTGCAGTTACAGCGCTAACGATAGTCGCTGTTACGGACGGTGGCAGTGAAGCCACAGAGCCACGTAGGTTTCGTGCCGGCGCTTCGCCACCACCGCCACCACCAGCAACTACAGGCTGGATGATAGCAGTCATGGCACTTTACCTAGCAACCTTGCGGCTGGATGGTCGTGACTTGGCTCGGGTGGGGCTGCCAGGCTCTGAGAAGACTCCCGCTGCCTTCTCTGCCGGGGAGCTGACAGCCCCAGGGTAGTCGGTCGGGACGGGTGTGATGTGACCACGCTTCAGGAAGATCGCAGTCTCTTCTGCAAGTGGGTCAAGCTCAAGGACCTCGTTCGCAAAGGAAGCGCTGCGGTCACCCCAAGTGATGCGTCTGAGCACTAGATACGTAGCCATTGGCGGACGGCCTCCCTTGTGCTACGCGTTACGCAACTGCGCCGTCGAAGAAGACACCAAGGTCAGTCGAAACCACCTTGAAGTCGTACGCGGACTCGACCTCGATGCGATCGGACGCGATGGGCTCCATGCGGAACTTCTTGATGCGTGATCCACGTGCAGTCCCAACGAGGCCGGTCCACTCAAAGACGTAGCCAGCGGACGGGGTGAGGCGGCTCGGGTTCGGCGCAGCGTAGGCAAGCAGTGCACTCTTGCCATAGACGAAGGCCATGGCCTCGGCTGCGCCCTCAGCTGCTGTGTTCTCGATGACTGTCGGAACGAGCACGTCAACCTCGAAGAGAGCACTCAGGATAGCCCGAGTGATCTGACCACGCTGGGTGTACTTGATCCGATCGAGGATGTCGTCGCTGCTCTTGAGTGCAGACTCGACCTCAGCACCCAGGACGAGCCTGTTGGGAGTGAAGCCGGTCTTCTTCTTCATGTTGATCCGCTGTTCCTCGATGTCTACGACAGGAGTGCCAGCGGTCGCCGACCAGTAGATGAACTGGTTGGCAGCAGGCCCAGCCGGAACACCGGTCTGATCGGTGTTGGCCCAGAGGCTGGTCTTGAAGTAAGTGTCGGCCCAATCCTTCTCGCGGCGGAGCAGGATGTCGCGCGTGACAAACAAGGTTCCATCGCGGTCCAGATCGATGACCGGGCTGTCCTGGTTGGCGCGGTCCTGATCGTCAATGTCTGTGTGGACAGCCTGAACTTCGGCACGGTAGGTGTCCGTGGTGACATTCCAGCCAGTGCCGGCAGACTCGCTCCGTGGCCCACGCTTCTGAGCCATCGTCTTGAACCACTCGCCCTTGACGTACTTGTAGTACATCCCGTACTGGTGCTCCACGGGGACGGGCGGGAACACGCGATCTGCAATGAAGTCTTCTTGAGCCTGCATGTATGCAACGCTGATGTTGGTCAGCGGTCGACTGACATACAGGTCGCCACCTGTGGGCTGAGGCATGTGTCAGGTTCCTCCTACTCTTCTGCGAGCGGGCTAAACTAGACCAACGTGATCAGAAGGACGCCCTCGCCTTCGACGAAGGCAGTGACAGACGAAGCCTCGACACTGATCGTGTCGGTGTCGGAGAACGTGTTGGCTGCAGTGATGGCTGTCGAAGCAACCACTGCACCGAGAGGCGTGCAGTTAGCAGACGTCAGCGACAGGACACCGCCAGTTAGATTGGTGGTGCCAATCTCAAGGTTGAGGGTTGCCAGCTTGGCAGCAGTTGTGGCCGGATCGGTGACTGCGAAGGCAAACTTAGCGATGGTCCCAGCGAAGCCCGGAGTCCACGTCGTCACGATGTCACC